CTTACTTTTTCCATTTTTATTATATTTATCTAAATTATCAACATCAAAAAGTAATCTTGTATTCATATGATAAATAATATCAACTAATTCATGTCCCACATCAAATCCACTTTGGTCTAATGCTTTTCGTGTTGATTTCTTAATTCTGTCTTCTCCATATTCACGAATTCTTTTTGGAACGTTGATTGGTGTTTTTAACAAGTCTAAATACTTGCCTTTATTATTTTTAATAAGAGTAACTGCATCTTGGCGTTCTGACAGTGGCAATTGAAACTCTGCTACTAACAAAGTACTAAAATTTATCCATTCTTGTTTGACACGAATAAATGTTTCTAAATTTTCCTGAACTTGATAAATTTTAATAGCACCAGTAAAAATAGCAATAGAAAATGCCATAAATGTAAAAATATAATTAAAGGTTATTATTAATTGACTTTTTGGATCAGCACTAAATCTTGAAGCACTAATTGCACCAGAAGTTGTTGACATAATAAGTCCAAAAATAACATTCCATCGCATATATTTTTGGTACATACTTATAGACATATCAAGAACTTCAATATTGTATGCCGCAATACAATTCCATTGGACTAATGTTTTAATATTATCTGTTGTCCATTTTTTATCATTGTAATCTTTGTAATCTTCATAATAATAATCATCTTCATTTATCATTTTATTTATAATTTGTTTATAAATAAAAAAAAAGATTTAAACTAATAATTTATAATACTTCTTTAAGTTACTTTATAATATTTATTAATAAATCAACTTAAAGAGCGAATCCATCTTATCTTCTTCTGCCATCAAATAGCCCCTTAATATGGCTTAGTTCCTTAAATGAATTTTCAAAGACTGCGGCTAACATTTGTCTTACGGTATCTTTACCGGCTGTTGGCTCAATAAATCCCATTCTAAGAATACTATGTGTATCATGTGGATGCATCTTTTTGAAACCAACATAAGATAACTTTTTCAAATCTCTATAATAAACGTCATATAACTCAAAATTTAATATATTACCAATTGTATAATCCTCATTTTCTAATGTAACATCATAACAATTCTCAATAGTACTATCTGATGGCTGTATTTCAAGCTCATCTTTATCCAATATTCTCTTCAGTTCAACAAATTTATCCATTAATATTTGACAAGCTTTTACAATAATTTCAGTATTTTCATAAATACCTACTGTCTCTAATATGAAGTCAAAACTGTTACGTTTTACATAACGCATACCTTCTAGCAATTTCCAATTTGCTGCTTCAAAATTAATATTTGCCTCTGACTTACCCTCATCAGCCCATTTTTGTTTTCGTTTTGCCAATTCTTCAACTATTTTAGCATCATCTGGAGTACAACCATAAGAGCATGTTCCTGCTACATTAAATGCCCCATCATCTCTTGCGGTTCCGGTAGTTAAAGCACATGTTAATTTAATTTTCTCACCTGGTAATTCTTCAGATAATTTAGGTCTAAGTCTGACAAAATCAATAAAATATTCACCTTTGCCTGTGGGTGGAATATAGGCAGGAAATATTTTGCGCAAATCGGCTTCATCTAAGTATGTATCAGTTGTTAGATTTCGTATTTTAAAATCTTTAGTAGTTACATACAAAACAGTATCAGTCTTATTTTCAACATCCACTTCTACAATATAATTTTTAATAGGTATTTCAATATCCTTGATACAAATAGGAATACAACTTAAACGCTGTTTTAATATTTCATTATTTAGACGAGTAGTATTAGCCAAGATATTAGCTTTATTTTCCTCATAAGGTGTTGTTTTAAAACATACAATAGGAATATCCGATAATATTGTTCGACGTAAAGCATTTATATAACTAACATCTACACCTGAAATAGTAAATGTCAATACTTCGTCACTTTCTTTTAAATTTTCAATTCTGGAACTCATTGTATTTATATTATATTATTGTTATTTTTAAATAAGATTAATTCAATTTTATTTGTTCTATTAATTATTCTATTTAGAAATGAGTTAAAAATAATTATTTAAATAAATACTATAAATTAATAAATGAGCAGTATTCTTTATTACAGTAATTTCTGCGAGCCTTCAAAAAAGTTGCTTCAAACTGTGTCTAAAACACAAATGGCTAAAGATATTCACTTTATTTGTATTGATAATCGTGTAAAAGATCCAAGTGGAAAAATATTTATTGTTCTACAAAATGGACAGAAAATTATAATGCCTGAAAATGTTACAAAAGTTCCGGCGTTACTTTTACTTAATCAGAACTATAAGGTAGTTTATGGCGACGATATTTATAAATATTTTAGACCTACTCAACAAGTTCAAGTACAGCAAGCAACTAGAAATAATATGGAACCTACTGCATTTGGGTTCAGTGGTGGCGGCTTATTTAGCTCTGGTATTGCTTCTGATAATTATAGTTTTCTTGACCAGAATGACGAAGAACTTAGTGTTAAGGGAAATGGTGGAATGAGACAAATGCATAACTATGTTTCATTAAACGATTCAATGAATTTAACAATGCACTTACCTCAGGATGATACGGAATATAAAACTGATAAAATGAAGGAAGGTGAAATGAGCATTGAAGCGTTACAGCGAAAACGAGAACAAGAGTTAGCAAACATTGGCACTTACAAATAAAATTTTTATAAAATTTTAAAAATTGAATTATTATTTTTAATTTATTTTTATTGTAAATATAAATAAATTAATTAAAATGTCGAATTTTCAAGGTAATACTAATAATACTAATATAGAAATGATAGTGCCATATGTAATATATAATTATTCTGAACATACTGGTTCAAATATTCAATATGGTAGTACAACAAATGATAAGTTATACAACATATTAACTGATATTTTGAAAAGTTATATGCGGCAACATGACTTTAATATGTTAAGAAAATATGATAATTATGATGATGATGATGACGATGATGATGATGATAATTATTATCATAATGATGATGGTAATGGATATAATTTAAGTAGTTCTATTTCTGAATTAACATGTGATATATGTTGGAGCAGCGTTGTCTCTAAAACTTATATTAAAATAAAAGAAGATGGTAAGAAAGTATGTTATATGTGTAATTCTGATTTAATTATAACTCGAAACGCATTTTTACATTTTAAAAAATATTTAAAAAAAAATAAAGAAAATTGTGATATAATCTATTTTAAGGATGGAAAATGGAATGACTTTGAAATTATTTAATGGCATTTCTTAGTAGTACAGTCACTAGGTTTACAGTCGCTAGGTTTACAGTCACTAGGTTTACAGTCGCTAGTTTTTTCAATATTATCTAAAAATCTACACTTAAATGTATCATTTATCATTTTTCCATTAATAAAATCATAATTTAAACTAAATTTTGGGTTATATAAAATACTATCTTTACCAACATGATAATATGGCGCCATATTATAAGTATTTAGTAAATCACGGACATCAATTTGATAACTTGATTTTTTATTTACACATAAAATCCATGGTTTCATGCATTTACAGAAAATATATCTTGGGGTCATTAGCCTAATTAGTTAGATACTTTTATATTGTTTTTATATTCATTAATTATTTAGATATTATTATTATTTATACATTTAAAATTATCTAAATAAAATAGATATAAAGAATTATTATAAATAATAATTAATATAAGATAGATATGTCAACAAATCCAAATATTACTGCCATTTTTAATGATCATTTTTCTGAGTTTATTGAAGATATTAGCAATATATTTCCAGATAATGTGAAAATTACTTCGGCAAAAAATACATTATCTACTATTCGCCGAGCTAATCCTAAAATGATTATTAAAATATGGATTAATTATATTACAACTCCATATAAAACTCAGATTGAGCAAGGTGATATTAGTTTCTTTTTAAATAAAGACTATACAAATGATGTTGAAAAATCATCACAACCTGATAATGCTGTATATTATGTTAATATGTTACGAGAACCTATTCAAAATATGGGCGCAGAAAATCAGGCAAAGGCAATGAAATATATTCAGAATTTAACCAAGATTTCAGAATTATTATAAACAAAAATATAGAAATATTAAATAATAAATAATAAATAATATAAAATACACTATGTGTTTTACATTATTCAGAAAGCACTATTACTATAAAGTATCTCATTATGATGATAATAGAATATTTTATATCATGTGTAGCAAGTGCTATAAAATGTTACCAAAACATTTACAAATGAAACATTGTAATCCGGATAAAGAGAAATTCCATTTTAAATTTGATGAGGAAGGCTTACTTGTAGAAGAGCTACTATTACTTAAAAATCAGAATTGTTTGGAATGTAAAGAATTAAATAATAATGATAACTTCTATGAAACTGTAAATAGAGCTATAGGATTAAAATAAAAATTGATTTTATAATTACTAGTTTAAATTTATGTAAACTAAAAAAAATGTCTGATTTACACGAAAGTATTGTTACCTTATTCAAAATACATTATCCAAATGTTGACCATTTAACATTGGATAGAAATATTTTGGTTACAATGATTGAAAAAATGTTAGCTGCTGATAGTGAAAAATTTGGCGATGAAATTGAAAGCGATAAAGTGATTGATGAAAATTATCAGCAAGCACATGAATTAATTCCAAATATGTTAGTTCAACCTGAATTAATATATTCAAAAGGGCGATTAAATAATGTTCCAGTAAATATTTTATTTGACAGTGGTTGTCAAGTATCATCAACATTTATGTCTGTTATTCAAGATGCTAATTTGGAATATTTGGTTGATAAAAAGGCTCGAACTTATTGCAAAGGTGTTAATGGTGTTTCTGTTACATATGGTACATTATGGTTTACCAAATTAGAATTAGAAATATCTACAGATAATTTTGTTTCATTGCCAATTAAATTATCTGTTTGTAAAGATGAAGAAGAAGATGTTACAGAGGAAGATAAAGAAGATGATATAGAGGAAGATGAAGTATTTGGAACAACACCAGATATTTTATTAGGTTTAGATTTTATGGAGACTTATGGTGCTATTATGGACTTTAATAAAAAGCAAATTATATTAAAAAATGGCGTCATTATTAATATGAAATAAAAAATATTGCAATTTTGAAAAATGAAGAAAAGTGTTTCTAAAAAGTAAAAAGGGAATCAAAAATTGGACATTTATAAATGTCCAAAAATGAAAACCCAAAAAAAGTTTTAAAAAAAGGGTCAAAAATCACTTTTTGACCATAAGCATCACAATTATTTTTTAATGATT